CTGTTAATGGTTATTGGAGTATCGTATGACAAGTCAATTAAATGTAGATACCATTGTAGATAAAGCAGGTAGTGGTGGCACGAATGTGAAGATAGCAAATAACTCTGTTACTGTGGCTGAAGGTGGTAGTGCTACTACAACAACTGTACAAGGGTTGTGTAAAGTTTGGATTAATTTAAACGGAACTTCAACTATTAACAACAATGATTCTTTTAATGTTTCTGGAACAACTGATAATGGCACTGGAGATTACACAATAACAATATCAAATGATATGAATAATGCTGCATATGTTATAGGGAGTCATACACAAAGAAGTGCTTCTGTTACTGAAAATTTATATTGTTCTAGTTATCAAAATAATTATGATAATGCACATAACACTGGATTTTTTAGAGTATCAACAAATAGACCAGATAATGCAAGTGATGAAGATGCACTTTCAGTTCAATTATCAGTTCAAGGAGACTTAGCATAATGGCAAGTGAACTTAAAGTAGATAAATTTACAGGTGTAACCACAGCAGGTTCTATTGATGTTACAGGTGAAGGCAACAGTGCAACAACTAATCTGCAACAAGGGTTAGCTAAAGTTTGGGTAAAATTTCAAGGAAGTGACACTTTCGGTGTTAATGATTCATTTAACTCATCAGGTGTAACAGATGATGGAACAGGCATACACACAGTTAGTATTTCTACTAATTTAAGTGATGGCGATTATGCAGTAGTAGTTTCTGGTAACTCTGATTTTACTTCTGGTGGCATAGGCATTTATGCAGGAGTAACTCCTGACAATCCTGCGATGGCTGGTGGAAATTTTACAGTTATAACAAGGAGAAATGATGCTCGTGCAGATAGCAATTACCTTGGAGTTACAGCACACGGAGACCTCGCATAATGGCTAGTATATTAAGAGTAAACACATTAACAGATGCAAGTAGTAATAATAGTATTGCTACGAGTTTTGTAGCAGGTGGTAGTGCAAAGGCTTGGTCTCATTTAACAGGCACAGGTACTCCTGCATTTGATGATTCATTTAATCATGCTTCAATCACAGACACAGCTACTGGTAGACGCACATTAAACTTTACAACAAGTTTTGGTAGTGGAAATTATACTTGTGCTGGAATGGCAGGAAATGATGCTGCTACAGAGACAGCAAGAGACATAAGTATTGATGCAGCTCCTACTACAAGTGCCTTTGCTTATAGGAATAGACTCAATTCAGGAAGTGATAGAGACGATACTAATGAAGTATTTTCGTTACATGGAGATTTAGCATGAGTAAAGCAGCAGAATTAGCAAAGATGGGTGAAGTCCTAACCAACAGTCAGATTGGTGGTCGTAGGAATATTATAATTAATGGTGCAATGAATGTTGCACAGAGAGCAACGAGTGAAACTGGGTTAGGTGCAAGTTCAAAATATTCTACTGTTGATAGATTTAATCATGCTTTTGATGCAACAGCAGGAAGATTAACTTCTTCTCAAGTAGCTAGTGGATTGAATGGTTTTGGTAATGCTTTAAAATTAGATTGCACAACTGCTGATACATCTGTTGCAGCAGGAGAACTCTTTATTATACAACAAAGAATAGAAGGACAAGATTTACAACAGTTAAAAAAAGGCACATCAGATGCAGAACAAGTCACTTTATCTTTTTATGCAAAAGTTGTTGGTAGTTCTACAGATATAGTTGTTGAATTAGAAGATGCAGATAATTCAAGGCACGTTGCAAAGTTATTTACATTAACTACAAGTTGGGCAAGATACACATATACTTTTCCTGCTGATACAACTGGTGCTTTAGATGATGATAATGCTAGTTCTTTTCTTGTAAACTTTTGGCTTCATGCAGGTTCTACATACAATAGTGGAACTTTAGCTACATCTTGGGCAAGTAAAACAGAAGCAAACAGAGCAGTTGGTGCTGATTCATTTTTTTCAAGCACAGACAATGAATTATTTTTGACTGGAGTCCAACTAGAAGTAGGCTCTACTGCTACACCATTTGAGCATAGGTCATTTGGAGAAGAAAAAGAGTTATGCTATCGCTATTATGAAGAGGGTGACTTTTCTATGAGAGCAAGTGGAACAGTGATAAGAACTGGACAATCATATATAGTTGCAAAAAGAGCAAATGCAACAGTAAATGTATATTTTGATTCAAGCAAAGCAACAGCAGGAACAATAAATGTAGGTAACTCTAACAATTCAGGATGGGCAGAAGGTGGTGCAATTAATTATTGGAACATGGAAAAAAATACTGGTTCTAATGGAGATGGTGTAGATTATAACTGTCATTGGACAGCAGACGCAGAATTATAAGGATATAATATGATAAATATAGATAATATAAAATCTGTAAAAAAATATAATTGGGGTACACATTTTAATTATCAAGTGACACTAAAAAGTGGTGAGGTAAGTGGTGTTCCAAACGACACAGACAACCTAGATTGCCAAACAGTTTTAAAGTGGGCAAAGCTAGATGGTAACACAATAGCAGACGCAGACTAAGACATGGAAATAGACGCAATGTTATTTTGGAATATTATCCTGACAATGGTCGTTGTACCTGCAGGGTGGGCATTCAACAAGATGTTCCAAGAGGTAAAGCGTCTACAGATATTATTAAATAAAACTCGTGAAGAGTATGCACGTAAAGATGATGTAAAAGATGATATGCACGATATCATGGATGCAATGAAAAGACTAGAAGATAAACTAGATAAGATATTAATTGGAGCTAGATAGTGGCAATATTTACAGGTTTTAAACCAACAGGGTTACAAAAGATTGCTAATAAACTTGGATATGAAGGTTCATTAGATAACTTTGAGAACTACTTAGAACAGAATCCTGAGAAGAAGAGACAAATGATTGTCTACGAAGAGTCTGCAAAACAAATGGCTAAAGGTGGTGTTGTCAAGATGCAAGAGGGTGGTACTCCTGCTCAACCTGACCCAAGAGCTTTGCCACAACAAGCTATTCCTCAAAAGAGTTTACCTGAAGGTTCTACTATAGGAGACGTTACTGCACAAGAAATGGCATCTCCGGGATTACCTACAGGTGGCACTACAGTTCCTGTTGGAACACAATTAACACAAGAACAATTAATTCAACCTCCTGCAGGACAAGTATCAGGTACTGTTTCTGTGCCAACAACTATGGCTACAACAACAGTTGCTACACAACCTACTGTTCAGACTGCAAATGTCATGGATGCTCAAGGTATTGCAGAGCAAGTAAACACTTCTTTAGATACACTTCAAGCTGCTCAAGTTGACCCAACAGACCCACGTTCTCAGGTTCTTGCAGCACAACAAACTGCATCAAGTGTAGGTAATTTATCATCTGCACAAGGTAATGCTATCTTGATGACCAATCCTGTCCAAAGACAGATACAGACAGGTGAACTCATTGACCCTGTAGCAAATGCAGATAAAGCCTCTAAATTTACAGAACAAATACAAGCAGCGACAACGACTGCTAGTGACCAAGCAACTGTAGCAGGTCAATTAGGAATACTAACTGCTAACTTTGATGCAACAAATCCTCCTGCATGGGCAGCAGGTGCAATCAGAGGTGTTCAAGCAGTTATGCAACAAAGAGGACTAGGTGCTTCTAGTATTGCAGGACAGGCACTTGTTCAAGCTGCAATGGAATCTGCATTACCTATTGCACAAGCAGATGCAAGAACTGTTGCTACGTTTGAGGCACAAAATTTATCTAACAGACAACAAAGAGCCATGTTGGCTGCTCAACAAAGAGCACAGTTTATTGGACAAGAGTTTGACCAATCATTTCAAGCAAGAGTTCAGAACTCTGCAAGAATAGCAGACATAGCGAATGTAAACTTTAATGCAGAACAACAGGTTGCATTAGAGAACTCTCGTGCTGCAAATACTGTAAACTTAAATAATTTATCTAATAGACAAGCACTTGTAATGGCAGAAGCATCTGCTCTTGCTAACTTAGATACTGCTAATTTAAGTAATAGACAACAGACTGCAGTTCTTAATGCACAAAACTTTTTGCAGATGGATATGGCTAATTTATCTAATCAACAACAAACAGAGTTATTTAAAGCACAACAAAGAACTCAATCTTTGTTCACAGACCAAGCTGCACAGAATGCTGCTAGACAATTTAATGCTACATCACAGAATCAAACAGACCAATTCTTTGCTAATTTAGGAACACAGGTTGCACAGTTTAATGCAACACAAGCTAATGCTCAAGCACAGTTTAATGCAGGTCAAGCAAATACTGTAGAAAGATTTAATGCAGAACTTAATAATCAAAGAGACCAATTTAACGCACAGAATCAACTTGTCATTGCTCAAAGTAATGCACAATGGAGAAGACAGATAGCTACTGCAGATACTGCAGCAGTCAATCGTGCTAATGAATTAAATGCAAATGCATTGTTAAATATATCTAAATCTGCGTATGATAATTTATGGCAGTATTATGCAGACAGTATGGAATGGGCATGGACATCTGCAGAGAATGAATTAGATAGAGTGACTACACTTGCAGAAGCACAAATAGATGCAGGTGTTAGAAAAGAAGTGGCTGCAGAGCAAAGCAGTTCTGCTGCAGGTAGTGCTATTGGTAACTTAATTGGAACATTAGGAACTGCATATTTAAGATTTGGAATGTAGTATGATTACTAATTATGCAAAAAATATATATAAAATTATAGAACAGGCAGATTTTACAGAAGAGCCTAAAAAATCTAAGGGTAGTGGTTTGTTAGCTCCTGTAAAAAACTTTATGAAAAGTTCAGATGAGGATGACATGAATCAACCTGTTTTTAGAATAGCTAAATATACTGACACAATAAGAAAGAAAAGAATGGAGTTTAAAAATGGTGGAAGAGAAGCAACCGAGATTTGATGCTCCTATTCCGGGCATGTCTTTAACACATGAACTTGGTGCTAGACCTTGGCAACAACCTGCACAGTTTACTACTGTAGAAGAAGTTGTTGACCACTACACAACAAGAATGATGAACAATGATGAATTTTCAGAGCAACTTATTGATGTTATGGAAATGGGCATACCTTTAACTACAATAGCGAATACTATACAATTAGCAGGAGTTATGGAAGGTAAACACTCTGTTGATACAGGTTTGTTGGCTTTACCTGTGCTTATTGAAACAATGATGCTCATAGGTGATGGTGCAGATGTTAAATATAACACAGGTATGGAAGATGCTCCTAAATCTTCTAGTGAGACAATGGCTAGGAGAAATGTAGAAAAATTATTTCAAGAAGATATAAGCAAAGAAAAAATAGATAATAAAGAGATGGCAGACTCACCTGTTGAAGATGACATGGAAACTGTTGAAGAAAATACTGAAAAAGAAGAGCCTATGGGTCTCATGCAAAGGAGAGGGTAATGGGATTATCTAGTTCATTTACAAGAGGATTATTTAAAGGTTTAGCTCAAGGCACTACTAAAGGTGTGCAAGATGCTATGGATACTTTAGATAGTAGACTAAGTAGATTATCAGATAAAAGAATAAATAAAATAACAACTGAATTACCACGATATAAAAAAGACTTGCAAGAGAATGAAGAGCAAATAAAAATGTTAGCAGGTTTATTGAATACAAATGATGGTACAAGAGGTATGGAAGTATTGCATTCTTTAATTGTGAATGAAGGTTGGGAAAAAACTAAAGTATTAGTACCTCAAATACATTCAAAACTTGTAAGTAATGGAAGAAAAATAGGTGAGGGTTATATGCCTTTATCATACATAGATGAAACAGGGGATAGAAAAATACCTACGTCAAGGTCTCTTGCTAATTTAATAACCATGCCTTTAAATGTTCCTAGTTCTCAAGTAGATGATGAAGCATTAAAAGGTTCGGGATTTAGCTTATTAAATATGATTACTGGAGGAACTAATAACGTAGAAAGATACGCTTCAAAGCGATTAGCTCAAGATATGGCTTTTGCGGGTGTTAGTAAAAAAGATTTAGATTTTAAATTTGAAAAATTACCAACTGCAGGTAAAGTTAAAATTGATGAATTTGATTTACAATTAGGAAAAAGTTTTGCTAGTGACTTGAAACTAATAAATGCAAGAATTGATTCTATAGAAATGCAAAATGACCCTAAAAATAAACCTGAATTAGATAAATTAAAAAAGTTAGCTTTTAAAACAAGAACTATAATATCTAATTTAGGAGAAAAAGAATTAAGTGAATCTGCAGTAAGACAAAATCGTAACGTTATGACAGATTTAACAAACAATGCATTTGAAGCAAAAATGACTTTATCAACTAGTGGTCAATGGCAAAGTATACCTGCTTTAAAAGATAGAGCAGATAAAGCCATATCTTTAGGAAATCAAATAACAGATAATTTAAAATGGGCTCACAGTAAAGGAAGGTCAGACATTAGTAGTAAAAATCTAGGAGCTACTGCTAGAGGTTTTTTAACAGATGATTTAAAAAATAAATTAAAAAATGCTGATATGCTTAAATTTGATAACTTTGCTTATGACCCCACTACTTTTAGTCTTATAGCTGCAGAAAATGGTCATCAAACTGTAAGAGTGACAAAAGAAATGATAGGAGATGGCACAGGAGCATATGCAGATTTAAATAATGGTCAACCTTATCTTTTGATTGGTAAAAAGATAAAAATTACACCTAACCTTAGAACAGAAAAAAAGACAAATATTTCAAATGATTCTGCAATTAATTCAGACGATGAGCAAACAACCACAGATGATTTTACAAAACAGTGGGAGAATTTAACTAAAACAGGCTCTTCTAATGCTAGAAAAAGAACTCTTGCACACAGTATAAGAAACTTTTTATTAAGTAAAGGAATCTCTTATTCCGAACAGGAGCTAAAGACTGAGTTTAGAACTATAACAGGTGCAAATTGGATTGACTCAAATTTTGGAGATATTACCCAAAGTAATTAAATGACTTATCAATACCTACCACAAAAAGAAATCAATAAAGAAAACTTAATATCCAATAAAAAATTTATTGAAGATGCTTCTATCTTCCTTGAAGAAAGAGAAGGATATGAGTTTGATTTTAATGCTAAAGATTATAAAGAGCAGGTGTATGACGCTTACATGGAGCATTTTCGTGTTCAAAATGTAAACGAAGTAACTGCTACTAGAGATTTATTTTATGCTCAAACTGCTAGTGATGAAGACAAAGCTAGAATGAATCGCTTAATGAATACCTTTGACAAAATGGATGGAGAGCTAGGTTGGACTGCAGTAGGAGATTATATGGAAGGAGTGCTTACTGCTCCCTCTACTTATGCAGGTTTATTTTCTTTTGGTGCAGGTAAAGCAGGTGCAGTTGCTGCAAATCAAGGTGTAAAATTAGGTATACGAAAAATACTAGAAAAAAGTGCTAAAGAAACTTTGCGTAAAAAAGGAACTAGGTTAGCACCTTCTACTGTTGCAAAAGAAACTGCAAAAGCAGGAATAGGTAAAAAGTTTGTAGCAGGTTTAAAATCAAAAGGACAAGGATTTATACATGGTGGTTACAAAGGTGCGTTAGGTGCTATAGCAGTAGATGCTCCTGCGTCTGCTCTTACTGTGTATCAACAAGAGAGAGTAAGAAATGAAGTTGGTATAAAAGATGGTATGTCTTGGGGAGATATAGGTTTAGCAGCTACCTTTAGTGCATTAGGTAGTGGAACTATTGGTGCTATTACAGGCACAGGAAGAACTATATCAGAGAATGTAGCAGAACAGATAAGAAACATTGCTATTAAAAAAGAAGCTGTTGAAATTAATAATGTACATAAAAACATAACTGTAGATACATTTAAAAATTCTAAAACTTCTAAGACTGCAAAAAAGGTAAGAAAAATGTTATCTTTAGCAGAGACAGTTCCTGAAAAATTAGCAGAAGGACAAAAGTTAGTCACAAAAAAACCGGGATTGGCAAAGACTATAGATGATAAATTTTTAGATAATATAGCTTCTGCTGCCTCTCAAATCTTAGCTAGAGTAAAACCTAAAGAAGGAGAAAGAATTACTTCTCAATTAGCTAGAGGTATAACAGAAGGAGACCTATCAGAAGAAGTGATTGTATCCATTTTAACTAAACATGGTTTATCTATAAATCAACTAAGTTCTTTAATGGTAGAGGAGCTTAGTAGTTTTGGTAAAGGACTAGGTAAAGTGGGTAGGATAGCACAACAACAAAGAAAAGAGGCTTTAAAAGAATTAACAGAAATAGACCAAAAGTTAATAAACTTAGGTGATATAACCACTCCTGCTAGAAAGGCTTTAGAAGAATCAGGTAAAGATAATGGTTCTAGAATTGGTAAAATGTTTACAGATTGGTTTGGTTTAAGTCAACTAAACAAAGCACGTATTGGTTTTATGACAATACAAACTGCTACCACTGCTCGTAATACAACAAATGGTTACATGAGAAATTATGTATATGCTTTAGATAACTTAGGTACAGGTTTAATTAGAGGTGGAGCAGGTAAATTAAAATCTTTGGTAACAAGTGATAAAACTTTATTAGAAGAAGCACGACTTGCAGTGAATCTTGGTAAAGCTGAAATGAGAACAGGTGTACAAGCTATACTCATGAAAGACATGTGGTTAGGTGTAAAATCTTGGGAAACATCTGCATTAGAAACTTTATTTAGAGATAAGAGATTTGCAAAAACAGATTTAGCAAAAACCCTTTTCAGAGAAATGGGAGATGTAGGAGAAGAAATAAGCACTGAAGGTGGTATTGTAAAATTAGCTAGAATGATGAATACCTTAAACACTATGAGTGATAACATGTTTAAACGTGCTATTTTTTCTAGAGAAATAGATAAATATATAAGAGCATCAGGCTTAAATGAACGTGGATTAAAAGGATACTTTGAAGATGGTTACTTAAATCCTATAGCAGAAGGGCAAAAAGTAGGTAAATTTAGTTTATTAGATGATAAAGCTATAGGTAATGCTATGGAAAAAGCATTAGAATCTACTTATCAATTAGGTGAGTTTAATAAAAAGAAAGGTGGATTCAATGAATTTGCTAATTATTTTATTAATAAAGCTAACTCTTTTATTCCTTTTTCTGCAATAGTTCCCTTTCCTAGATATTTAGTAAATCAATTCATTTTTCAATGGGAGCACATGCCTGTTCTAGGTCTTGTAAACTTTGGTGGTATTTTAAATAAAAAACAACAAAAGGTTTTTGCCAAGGTCATGGACAAAAAAGGTAAGTGGACAGGCAAAATGAAGCAGGTTACAGATACAGGAGAAAGAGGAGTTAATGTAGGATTAGACCCTTTTGGAGTACGATTAGCATTAGACCCTGAAGCATTTGGTAAACAACTATCAGGTCTAGGCACTTTAGCTGCTTTTTATAAAATAAGACAAGAGTTTGGAGACGAAAATACAGGACCTTATGAGTTTAAAATAGCAGGTAAAACTTATAATTTACAAGCTGCACTTGGTCCTTTTATGGGATTTGCTTGGGTAGCAGACTTATTGTACAGAAATACAGGACCTAAAGGTGGAGAGCTTCTAGGTTTTAACATGCCTAAAATACATGACAATGATAAAGTGGCTACAGGAATACCTACTAAGGCTAGAGACGGATTAAATGCATTGTTAGGTGGCTCTGCAAAAGGTGGTACAGGTCTTTGGATAGTTGATACTATTGTAGATGATATGTTGAATAGTAAAACTCTAGGAGGTCCTAGTGACATGACTATTGAAGAAGCTGCTTATAAATTTATGGGTAACTTTTTTAACACTGCTTTAGTTGGTGCAGGTATGCTTAAAGATATAGCAGGAACAGTCATGGATGATGAGTATAGAGTTGTGGTAGACAGGTCTCCTTCTCCTGATAAAGAAACAGGTCAAATTGATATGATGGAGTATATGTTAAAAGTAGCAACAAGGTCTTTTCCATATAAGTATGAAGAGGGTACAGATACTCCTGTGTTTAGACCTTCAAGAAATAAACCACTATATAATGTTAATCCTTTTTTAAAAATGTTAACAGGTTTTAATGAAGAAGA